GATAACGCGGTAACAGATCCAAAGCTTCCCTCGCCCCATCCATTTAAACCCCAACCAGTGCCAGGAATATAAACATCAAGACCAACATTTATTTGATAAGTTCCAACTGTAGAGCTTCCACCGTTACCAGTATCACTTGCATTAGCCGTTACAGTATCTCCGTTGGTATCTTTAGCTTCAATAGTATAAGAGTTGTCATTTATTATTGTTGCTATTTGATATTCTTGATTAAGAACAGCATCAGTAATATTGCCTCCAAGAGAAACAGCCCCTGAAAATGTTACAAAATCATTTTGTACTGCCCCATGAGCTGTATCAGAAACGGTAATTGTCGCATCTCCATCTCCAACTTTAGCAAAAGTTACGTCTCCAGCGCTGGTTGTAGATCTAATAGGAGTAACATCATTAAAAGAAGATCCTTCTTCTATATAGTATTTCCAAGTTGTACCTAAACCTAAGTATTTTGTTCCAGATAATGCTATCCAAGGATGCAGCGCTCTACAAGTTCCTAAAAAAGTATTGTCATTATTTTTAGCCCAACCACCAAACTTTTCAGGCCTACCTTTTCTAAAACGAACAAGGTTGCAGTCAAACCAGCCGCCTTCATTATCATAATCAGTACCTTCTCTGTTGATACCTGGTTTAAATATTGCTTTCTGTAACGTCATTTAATGATTCTAGTTTTGGTGTTTTATTTACATATAACAAAGTTTCTAATAAAGATTCTTTAGAATCTATTTTATTTAAACTGCCTATAGTTTTTGCGTATTCAGTTGAGTTGTTCTTTTTATCAACAGGAACAAAAATAACTTTATTTATCGGCAAAGCAACCAAACAGAAAAAGTCTATTTGACCGTCTCCATATCTTACCATTTTATTTTGTCTAGTGTTATTAGAAGTTCTTCGTCCAGATCTTATTTCCCAACGGTAATAGTCTGCTTTTGATCTTTTGTAAATTTTGTTTGTTGTTTTAACTTGAACTCGGTAAAGTTTGCCTTGATGATCAAGTATTAAATCAGACCTATGATTTGATGGAGACATAATAACTGAGTCGCAATATCTAAGCATGTAAGATGCTGCTAGATATTCACCAGCCAAAGCAATTCTAGCTGTAGAATGAGGCATAAGCCCTTCCTATAAATTTAACCGCTTTTAAACCTTACCCCATTCTTTGCCTTCAAACAATAAAGACTCAGCGTTTCTTCTTCTAACCAAACCTTCATTTACTTGTTTATTTACTTTATTCCATCTTCTCATTTGGTTAGGAACTTCTTCGTATTTACCCCCGTTTAAAACTTTTAACAAGGTAGAGCTTTTTAAATTAGCAGGCCCAAGGTTGTATACCCAAGACACCAAAGCATCAAACTGAGATTGATTTAAAGGCACTTTTACAAGAGAGTTTACATAATGTTCGTACTCATCCTCTAATTCTTGCCAAAGCATAAATTCAGCTTTTTCTTTAGACCAAACATCACCTTCTTTAACATCTTTGGTATGGCCGTATCCTATTGTCCAAACGCCTGCTGGACATTTATATGCAACTGCTTGACCTTCATCATTAACAGGCAAGCCTTCAAATTTTTTGATGATACAAAAACCTTCGTCTGAAGTATGCATTAGGTTCCGAATACGATTGTTACGAAAGCAATTAATAAAGTTCCCATAAAACCGAAAGTCCCAAAAACTGCCATTCTTAGGGTTTTGTTTAAATCGTTCATTTCTGATTTTATTTCTGCTGTTTCTTTGAATATGCTTTTCCATCTTTCCTCACATTTCGCTTCGTGCGATTTTAAGTCTGATGCAACAGATTGAACTGTGGTTCTATTCGTCATCTTTTTTATCACCCGTATTGGATGCTCCAAAGTAAAACGATATAACTGCTGACGCCAATCCACCCAAATATCCTAACACTAAATTAATTAAAGCTTCAGAATTTTGTTCGGGCGGTTGCAAGGTTACAAGAAATATATAACCCATAAACCCACCAACAACAGCAATACCCATAATTCTAGCAGTCCAATCTTTGCTAAAGTTTTTTCTAGCATCTTGTTTTTCTACTGTTTCTAACCTAAATATATCTACATCTAGCTCTTTCATTTGAACTTCAAATTGTTGTTCAGCTTTTTTAAGTTCTAGCATTTGTTCTGGAGTAGCTGCTTGAATGGCTTTGTTAATAGATTTGGGATCTGCTTGACAGCCAAGCACACCAGCAATAACAGATGCTGCTTGACCACCTAACGGACCACCTAATGCAGATCCTAATGTTGGAGCAAGCGCTCCTACTACATTTTTAATTAAACCAAATTTCATAATTACCCCGCTAATGGATTTTTTTCTTCATTAATTTTAGATTCTATCTTTTGTACATTTTTTTGTAAGTTCATGTACTGTTCTTTTAAAATAGACCAATTGTTAGTGTTTTGATTAACAGCCCCTTCTAAAATATTTATTTGCTCTAACTTTTTTAATTTTTGTTCCATAACAGAAATTTGTGTTACAAGGCTGTTAATGTCTTCTTCGTAAGAAACAGATGCTTGTGCCTCTAAGTTTTCAATTCTATTAACATAGGTTGCCCCTTGATAGCCAAAGCCAGCAAGTGTTGTAACAATACCAACAAGCGCTATAAGTTGCGTTGTTTTATTTTCAAACCAATTCATTTCAGTCTCCTATAATGCTGGCTGTAATTCTTTTAATTCAGTCAAAGTTTTTATACTTTGTCCTGCTAGCCCATAAAAAGCTACAGTATTATCTGAAAGGTTGCTATTAGTATAAATGCTTTTTGACTCATACCAAAATTCTTTTTCGGGTATGTAAGCAGTTCTGTAATTATTAAAACCTGGCAAAAATCCCATAACCGCTATAATAGCGTTCTCTGAACCATACTCTCCAGTTTCTTCTTGCTGGGCCGCAACTTGCTCTTGAGCTGTTTGTAAGTTTTGAGCAATAATATTTTCAACAGTAGTTTCTGAATTAGAATCAACAGATGCAATAGACGTATCCATCTGATCTTGGGTTGTTTCTGTTGTTACATTAGCGACTGTTACTTCAGTTGTTACTGTTTCTGTCTCTACAGTTGTTGAGCTAAAAGAAGTATCTGCTACAGACATGCTGCTCATATCCAAAACTTGATTGGTTTGAGCTGTAGATGATGCAAATTGATCTGACATGCTAGGCGAACTGCTGGTGCTAATACCAGCGTTAGATGAGTTACTTACAGCATTTCCTGCGGCAGCAGTATTTCCAGTAGCATGCATAGAATTACCAGCGTCAGTACCACTCACACTTTGATTTGCAGTTTTTATTGTAGATGCAACCACTCTAAGAGCTACTTCTTTACTAATTGAGCTTTCACCTTTTGTATTTTCTCTTTCAGCAACTTGAAACTCTTCTTCAAATACATCTTCTTCTATAATTTCTTCTCTCTCTATTCTTTCTTCTTCTATTTCAGCTTCAGCCAGCCTTTCTTCTATTGCTTCAAAAACTTCTTCGACAACCTCTTCTTCAAAAATTTCTTCTATAAACTCTTCCTCTGGGTCTTCTGATATTGCAATCTCCTCCTCTCTTCTAGTTTCCTCTTCAAACCATTCTTCCAACTGCTCTATAGTTTCAAGCTCAATAAATGTTTCAGGTTCTCTGTAATCTTCAACAAGAAATGTTTCTTGAAAAATAAACTCTTCAATCATTAAATCTTCAACAGGTAAAAATGTTTCTTCTTCCTGCATAGGAAAGTCTTGCCCAACTTCAAATGAATCTCTGTATTCTTCGTTAGGAAACATTTGCTCAAAAATTATTTCTTCTTCAAATACAGGCTCTTGTTCTTCAAAGTTTTGTTCCTCAAACTCATAAACAAAATTATCAAACACAGGTTCTTCTTGATAGCCAAACTGTTCTTCTTCCTCATAACCATAATCAAACTCATCCTCTTGGAAGAAAGCGACAGACTCTTCTTGGCTATAGCCTTGACAAAAAGGCCCGTATTGAGGATCTAGATTGCATTGTAAATCATCATATGCATCCCAATAGTAAGGACAGGATTCAGAATAAAGTTGATCTATATTACATTGTTGAGTTTGATAAGCATCAGCGTAACCGGGACAGCTGGTATCATTTAAGGGATTGCTACAATCAACCACCTCTCCTACAAAAATAGATCCACCGTTTTCTAGCGTTTGATTCTCGTTTATATCATTCCAATCTTGATTAACACAGGTTGTTGAGTTAATAATTCCTGTATTACATTCATCGTGAAAGTAATAAGTTTCTAGTTCTTTTTCGTTACCCTGTATACCTATAAAAACATCGTGGTCTTTAATATCTAATTGTCCATAGATAGCTTCATAAGTATTATTAGGGTACAACCAAAGCTCAAAAGTATTTTTAGAATCTCTGTAATACTCCCACATTTCATACCAACCAAAAATAACTTTATCATCAAAACTTTTGGCTAACATCGAAGAGTTTTCACCCATAATAAGATCGGTCCAAAAAGGATACATCGTATAGTTGGTGTTGGGGGATGGACTAGGGTTGTATTGCGTGCAGTTCTTTTCCCATGTGTCGGCTGTTGATAATGAGCCTAAAATTAGACAACCATTACTAGCCATATAAGCATTGTTAAAGGTTTCACCAAAGAAATTAAAATCAAAACCAAAGTTAAAACTTTGTGATGTACCATCGTCATAAGCTGACATATCGGTGGCGTTATCTAAACGTAAATCCCAAAGTTGATTGTTAGATGTAACAGTCGTAGTTACTTGACTAAAAAGACTAACGCTTAAGAGACACGCTACTGCGTAGCATAAAATTCTTTTTTGCATTGTTTGCTTGTTTTAGTTTTTCTTGTGTAAGTTTTTTTAACTAAGCCCACAACGTCTTTGTTTATCTTTTTTCTATCGGGATTAAACTCATGTGTGCATTTTTGTATAAATAGTTTTTCTTGTTCTTTAACATCAGGTCTTTTAGATTTGTTTTCAGCCCAGGCTAAGGTAGCTTCTGCACCTATCTTGCCTCTGTAAGGACAAGGAGTGCCAGCCATCTCCATAGCCTTAAATACTCTTTCGTCTTGGCAAAGAATACTAACGCTGGCCACTTTCATACCAGTATCGTAAAGATACTTAGATAGTTTTAACCGTTCACAATTTTCGTCAGTTACAGTAGCTCCTGTAGAGAAACCAAATACCTGGCCTTGAAACGCACCAGAGCGGCCTACAGTACAAAGATCTTGCGAGTAGGACATAATGCTTGGGGCTATCGCAGAGGCTGGTGGCGCTTCGCTCTTGACGTTTTGATTAATGGTCTGAGTAGAATTAGATTCGTTAATGTTTCGGTTCGTATTATCAGATCTAGAATTGTTTTCGTTTACGTTTCGATTATCAGTTGTAACATTTGATTCTGAGGTTGATTGATTAATGTTGGTGTTTTGATTCGTATTAGAGTTGGTCGAAGTCGAATTACTTGTGTTGTTGACATTTTGATTAACAGTTGAATTAACCGTTGAGTTAGATGTCGAATTTGAAGTATTGACGTTGTTATTGGTATTGGTGTTATTTGAGGTCGAGGTGTTTACATTTGTGTTTGCGTTGGTCGAAACATTTGTATTCAAATTGGTATTGTTTGAAACATTTGTGTTGGTCGATACGTTGGTATTGGAATTAGTATTGGTGTTCGTGTTGTTATTCGTATTAGTGTTTGTATTGGTGTTCGTATTTGTGTTAGTGGTCGTAGTCGTATTGACTGTATCCAAACTATTGTTTTCGCAATATTGCGTACCGTTGACGCAAGCTGTACCAGATTGTTGAGAAGATTGAGCGTTAATATTTACAGACAAACCAATAACCAAAGTTATTAAAAAACCAATAGCCGCCCAGGCTATTATTTTGTCATGCTGTTGTTGCTCCTTGTCCATCTGGCTTATAAACTCCTAGTTCAATTAATTTAGTTCTATTATTCATATGCTCTAATTTAATATCCTGCTTGCTTTGGCCCTTGTATTTAACCGCCATATGGTTATCAATCATTTGTTGATTGATATCTATTCCATCCACTATAACTGATGCCAAAACTCTACCGAATTTACCTTTAGAGTCTTTTAATTGCGTCTGTAAGATGACGTGTTTGCCATTTGAAATGGCGTCTTGTAAAAACTTAGCAGCTAGTTTACCTCTAGCTTTTTCGTCTTTGTCGCGAGTGCGAGACTCGGGAGTGTCAATACCGTATAAACGTACGCGACACTTATGATGAATATTAAAACCGAGATCCAGGTCAGCGTCAATAGTGTCACCATCAACCACCTTAGTGACCTGGCAACTATACTCATACATTATTTTTTCTTACGAGGTCGGCCTCTTTTTTTTGGAACTTTTGTATAAGCCTCGTTTATGTCAGGGGTATTGGGATCGTCAGCAACATATCTGCCTTTTTTATTCCTAGCTCTAACGGTTTCCATCTCTTCTTTAAGAGGGTTGGGTAGTTCTGCCGAACTAAGAGGCGTAAAAAAATATACTACTTTTTTCCACCAAGACATGTTACTTCTTAAATCTTGATATTGCTTTTTCCCAAAGCTCAGGTTTAAATCTTCTCATAGATAGTGCAACAATAAGCACCATAATAGCTAAAGGTATTAATACTTCCATAATTTACTCCGTTTAAAATAATTCAAACACATTTCCATTGGTTGAATCTACCGCCCAATAGCTATTAGAATAGGTATAAATATACAATGTGTTGTATGGTTCAGGACCAAGTGGCTTGCGTATCGTTACACTGATCCAGTCATCCTTATGTTTTTGAGCATAAAGATACTCGGTTGATTCTTCTTGTGTTATTTCTATAGGTGGATGAATGACTAAATCATCCATGTAAGGCACGTCTAAGTCTTTTAAATGAGCATGACCATTGTTTGTGCATTTAACCAAAAGACTGGTGTTGTCTCTTCCTCTAAAAATACAACTTATAAATTCTAAACTAGCAGGAGAAGTTCCTTGATACAGTTTAGCTTCTTTTTCGTAGTGAAGAGCTGTCTCCCAACATTTATCTAGCATTTGATTAAAATTCATCTATTCTGCCTCGGTTTCAGCTTCTTCAGATTCTTCTTTAAAAGATTCTGTAAAAGCATTTTCAAACACACTTAAAGATGCGTTTATTTGGTCAAGCTCAAAATTAAGTCGACCTTGTTTATTTTTTAAATCAACCATCTGATTATACAGATATTTTTGTTGATCGCTAAAGTTTTTAACCTCTAGCTCTTTTCCGTTTACGGTTACTTTTGCTTCTTCGCTCATTTTACTCTCCTCTCTAAAGTTAAATTAGTTAGCTGCTATGTAAGCTTTGCCAGTTGTAATTGCACTTGTATAGCTAGACTTATCTGATGAGTCTCCTGCTACGTCAGGCGTATCATCATCTTCGTCTACTGGTGCATAAGCCAAGATAATTTCAAGA